AGGTTTCCCGGCAAGCTGAGAAAACGCACCGCGCCGTGCCCTTCGCTGCGATTGCCTGGGATCTTGAGCGGGTGTTTCCGATTGAGGGCAAGCGGAACCTTGGCCTGATGGGACGGGCTTTTGACCTCCTGCCAGGTGGCACCATGGTCAACGCCCACTGCATTCATCGCGGCATCGTTGGAGTGACGGTCAGAATGCTCAGCAGCACCAAAGCGGAGATCATCAATTTTGAGCCGGTGATCATGGCCCGGGGTGAAACCGTTCCCGCTGACCTGGAGCCTTGGCACGATGAGCTGCTGGAGGCCTTCCACGCTCAAACGACCTAGGGCTGCTGGTCCTGCTGTGGACCCTCCGAATCACGCTTGCGGCCATCAAGCTGGGCCAGCAGGGTGCCACCTAAACCCGCTGCCGCCAATGCCCCAGCACCTGCAGCCTTCCATGATTCCAGGCAATCACCCGAACGCACCCGGCAAACATAAAAAGCTCCACCCACACCGCTGATCGCTGCAAGCCCCAGGCACATGGCAACGGTGACGCTGATCAGCTCTCTGGCGCTCACAGTTTGCCAGCCCTGAGGCGTTCTTCGTGGTCTTCCAGGGTGCCTTCATGCCTGGCCAGGATCTCCAGGATCTTGCCTTCAAAAGTGCCCAGGCCTCGACTGATCGCCCAGAGCGCCTTCACACCGGAGGCAGCAGTTGCCCCACCTGTGAGTACCAGAGCAGCTAGGGCGATGGATTCAGCAATGCCCATGGTCCTTTGGTGTTAAGGCTGGTGTCCTGTTGCATCAGCTTTCCTAGGGAGGCGAAATGGCGTTGAAAAAAGCTCAGTCAGTGAGGCCGTAGTCCAGGATCTCAGCCACCCTTGCCGCCGTTAGCAGCCCTGCCCCGACCAGCAACTGCAGCCCTGGCGCCAGGCGGTCGTCATCGAGGGCCACATAGGGCGAATCCGTTAGCTGCTGAACAAGGCCAGCGATTTGTACGTTGCGCTCTGCTGCTGCCCGGATCGCAGCGTATTCAGTGGCCTCAAATCGTCGAACAAAAGCGGCGCTGGTCATCACGCCAATTTTGTAGAAATTAGAATAGGCAATACCCTGTTGTTGCACAGTTTCAGCGACTAAGGCTTCTGGAGTTGTGTCGTTAGCTGCTGCGGCCGCTTGGAGGGCATGAAAGGCCCGTGGTGTGATGGTAACGGTTAGGTCCATTGTTGTTCCCTAAAAAGTCGTGTGGTGATCAGCCGTTACCATGTCGATAAGGCTGCTCGTGCCCATGTATTGGTTGCAGTACAAACGTAGACATAAGAACCATCGTATCGAATATCACCAGCGGTCCCGGTTGACGTAGCAGCAGCAGGCGCTGTGCCTTGCAACCTGTGAAGTGCATCAATAGTTGCAAACGCACTATCATCTGCAAGCCTAACTTGCAGCGTAGTCGAGGAGCGTTTGAGCGCAGGGTAAGAGGAAGATATACCACCAAAACACAAAGGAACAACGTCTTTGATTGTCAGGCTAGTAGCAGCAAACGTTAAAACTTCAATCCGGTTTACTGTTGCAAAAAATCTTTCTGATGCGGCGCTTCCAAAGGAATCCCTATAAAACCCCGACTCTTTTCCTCCAGCACCATAAATAGCAAGAGATGGAGTATAAATACTTCCGCTGTTACTAAGAAAGAGGTTTGTTATACTAACATTGCTGCTGCCTAGGTTAATTCTTGCTCCGCCATTTGACTCTATTACAAATTCACCACCGTTGCTTGAGTATATTGCGCCGCAATTACTACCAGTATAAGTGGTAAAAAACAATCCCAGGCCAGCAGTGGATTGTGTAAACGGTGCAGTAGCACTGGAAATATCCCGTGCTTCAATATATGCACTAGGGTAAGCGCCAGTCCTTCCAAAACGTGTGCCTGTAGAAGTTAACGTAATGCGCCTTTCGGTTCCGCGATAAAGTTCAAGATCCCTAGTTACTCCGCTGCCTGCATTTTCCGTACCAATTTGAAACAAATTAGTATTCCATCGTGTAAAGCCTTGCTCATAATTAGAGTCATTGGTGTAGGTATTAAAAATAAAAAATTTCTGGGCGTTTGTACCGTCGCGTTGGACGATAGTATTGGTGCTGACAGGTGCCAAAAGACCCAGCCCCAGGTTTGACCTTGCCGTTGCGGTATTGCCAAGATTCGCCAGATTATCGGCACTATTTAACAGCAACCGCTCAACATTACTGGAATCCCTGTATCGAATCGTGTCGCCAGATCGGTAGGCGTGGCCTGCTGCTGTGCCCGCAGTGTTCGGGAGCAGCAGGGAAGTGCTAGCCAATAAAGCGGTGAACGATCCTGCCGCTGCCGTAGTGCCGCCAATCACGCCGGGGTTGGTACGGTCAAACCCGTTCAGCACTGACCCAGTGAACGACAGGCCGGTGCCTAGGTTGATCTCCTGCAGGCCACCTACGCCCGTTGAATAGCGGCCAACCAGGACTAAGCCACTAGCGGTTATTCCCGAAAAATTGATAATTCCAGCTCGCGCTGCGCCAATGTTTGTCCTGGCCTGGTCCAAATCCAGCAGGTCGGACAGATTATTGGCTTTGTCGGCAGCTCCAATATCTGCCGCCGAGGGCATTGCATGTCGGTGATCGCTGCGACTGGCTGCTGTGCCGGTGCCTGCTGCTGCGGTGCCGAGGGACTGGGGAGTGGCGTCAGAGAGCGCAACGTACGCACCAGGGGGCAGAATCCTGACAACAGCAGGGCCGCTGTTGCTCGTGATCTTGACAACCGCAGGAGTGCTCATGGATCCCTCCTGCTGCTGCGCAAGGCCACCGTTGCTAATCCAGTGGCCAGGAAATTGTCATCAGCCTGCGTGGCGCCTGGTGGCACCATTAGGCAGTCGTATCGGTAAGCACCACCGACCTTGAGGGTATTGACGATTGCCTCCGGCAGAATCAGCCGCACCAAGCCCTGCGCTGGCGTGGTCTCCACAGTCACCGGATAGATCGTCCGGGCTTTGACATCACTGACAGTTGCATTCACATCCCATCCCACAAACGACCATGGCGTGGTCTGGGCGGTATCACTAAACAGCTCAAATACCTTCAAGGCATCAATCCCCTGCTCCATCCCCCAGGTTTCGTTTTCGACCCAGGCCATACTTCAACCTTGCTGCTCCAGCTTTCCGTCCGTTGCACCTCTCAACGCAAAAGGGCCCCGAAGGGCCCCAATGCTTGAACCGCCTATGGGTTCACTCGCCGGGAACCAGGTACACCGTGTTGGTGCCAGCCGGAACGGCAGCGCCATTGGTCACGGTGCCAGTCGCCGAAGCGCTGGTGATGTTGCTCTGGGTCGAGGCGTAGCTGAAGGTGGTGGAGGCCACCGCCGTGATGGTGAAGGTGCCATTCACCAGCGGATTGCTGCAACCCACGGTCACGATCTCACCGACCAACATCGTGTGGGCAGCGGACAGGGTGATCGTGGCCACGTTGGAGGTTAGGGCCACATTGCTGATGGCCAGCGTGCCGGTGCCCGGGCGAAGCCGCACAGCAGCCACTCGAACATCACCGGTCAACGAACCGGCAACCTTGACCGCCTCTCGGATCTGCTTGCCGCTGATGGCCACCTCGTTGATCTGACCGGCGGTGGCGGTCACCACACCGATATTGGCGTAGGTGGAGGCGGAACTGAGGGCAGCACCCTCAGCCACGTTGGCAGCTTGGAGCACGTAGCCACCAGAGGCGCTAGAACCACCGGCAGCGACCAGCTTCCATTCATCCTGGGCAGCCAGGTTGGTGGTGAGCAGGCGAGCGGCGCCGGTGCGGGTTTCGGCAGCACGGCCACGGGCACCGGCTTTAACCGCACCGAGAAGGATGGTTTCAGCATCCACTTGATAGCCCCTTCGGGGGGCAAGTCCAGTAGAACGAGCCATTAGTCAGTACCTCAGGAAATGGATAGATGAAGCGATGATTAAGCGGTCACCGCAGCATCGGTGATCCCGTAGGCACGGGCAGCACTGCGCCCGTTCATGATCGCCATCCCGATTGACCAGTCAATCCGGGTGCGATCGACGGGAGCATCAGGCACTTCGCCGAACTCCTTGATGTCGATGCCGTAGCCCTGGGCGGCAGGGCCCTGGATGCCGGTGGCTTGCAGATCACCAAACGTCACGCAGTAGATACTGGTGGAGCTGGAGGTTTCGGTGAAACCTTGGATCTGCGTGTTCTGGGCATTGGTGTCGGTAACAACAATGCGAGCATCGTTGTACATCGTCACCCGACGACCAAAGGCATCCTGCTCAAAGCTGATGAAACCACCGATGGAAGTGTTGCGGGCGGCAGTAGTAAGGCGCCGACGCATCTTCTTGTTCATCAGCAGGATCTTGTTGTCGCCATCGACAGCATCGATCAGTTCATCAAGGGCTGTGAGCGACAGGGCGCCGTTGACGTTGACCGCCTGGGAGCTGCCCGTGTTGACGCGAACCTTGAGGCCATCAAAGGCACGGGGATCACTCGACTCATCGCCGTTGATCACGTAGTCCTCAAAGGTGAGGCGCATGGAGCGCACCTTCATCTGGACCTGCTCGGCCTTGGCCTGGGGCCCGTAGTTTTTGATGCGCTGGATGTCCACATCGATGTCGCCACCGAAGAACTTCAGCCGCTCATATTGCGGATTGATGACACCGTAGGTTTCGTCGTAGGTTTCGTTGTAGCCACGGAACCCAACGGAAGGAAGCTCAGCTTCCACGGCATAGTCCAGACCGCCCTGCACATTGCGGAACGGCATGATGCCGATCAGTTCAGATTCAGCCAGTTCACGAATAACGGCCACCCGTTGAGGATTGGTCTCCTGCTTGGCGGCCTCCAGAATGGTTAATCCCATGGGGAAAATTCAGGTGAAGGTCGGGGGTGGCATCACGCCGGTTGATTCACCGCAGGGCATCACGCCGTGCTGATTGATTTGGGACCGGCCTGGGCATCACGCCACCGATCGGTCCCTGCTGCTGGATCTTTCCGGGTTCCTAAGCCGCGCCTCCGAAGGCATCGGAGAACAGCGAGCCGAGGGGCTGGGCCATCAGGTCCCTGCCGGTGCTGACGCGGCCATCACGGCTGCTGCGAGCCCCGCTGCCGCTGCCCATGGCGGGCTCAAAGTTTCGGCCCCACACGGGATCGGATTGCAGGCGGCCCAGCCACTTGATCGGTTCAAACCGCTTGCCGGTTTCAGGATCGATCTCGGGGCTGCCGTTGCCGTCCACCACCACCAGGGTGCCGTCCTCGATGCGGAAGTTCGGGCCGAAGCGGGCCCATACCGAATCAAAAGGCGTGGAACCGTCAATGGTGCTGGCCACCATGGAGCCCTTGGCGCCGATGAAAGCCTTCTCGGCCTGCACCCGGACCAGCTCGCGCTGACGGGCCTCGCGTTCGGTTTGAAGCTCGGCGTTGGCCTGCTGTAGCTGGGTCGAGTATTTGGACTCGATCTGCTCGCGCTCCAAGCGGGACCGTTCCTCGATCAGTTGCCGCTCCTGCAGGGCCTGCTGCGCCTTGGCCTCAGCAGCCCGCACGGCATCGGGATTGGTGGTGGTCAGTTCCTTAAGTTGCGCCTCCAGGGCCCCCAGGCGGCGGTCCTTCTCACGGTTGGCATTGCGCTCACGGTCCAGGGTGTGGCGCAGTCGGGACAGGTCATCGCCTTCGCCTTCGCCAGTGCCACCGGCAACAGCACTGGCAGCACCAGCGGCCGCTGCCCCTGCCCCGGTGCCATCTCCGCCTTCGCTACCAGGCTCTGGGCTCTGGAGCAGCTCAAACAATCGAGTCTTCATGCTTCGGGGCATCACGCCCGCGAACTACCCCGGAGCTTTCCGGCTTAGCGAAGGGCCTGCGGCTTAGGTCGCTGGCGGCGTTGCTGCTCGCGTTCGGCAGCGGCCAGGCGGTTAGCAAGCTGGCGGGTCTGGACGGTTTCCAGGAGGGTTTCGATGGAATCGGGCTGGGGGAGGTTGGGCATTGGAAACTTATTGTAAAGGTATGAATTTAACTTGATTACCTGAGTCAGCAGGAAGCTCTAGTGTAAAACTTTGACAATTATCACCTGATAATGAAAACGCTGGTGGATACGTTGAGCTACTAACAAAAGCAATACTTTTTTCATCATCAGCTAAAGCCGACCAAATTTTTATATTTGAAGGATGATAGAAAAGAGGCTTTACAGAGCTTTCAGGTATTAAATCAAGCTTTATCTTATCGCCCCGCTGGGGCTCAGGAAAAATATCAGAATCAACTAAAATAACTTTCCAATTAAGTTTAACTAGGTACGGAGTGTTCGGGTTTGGCTCATAAATATAATCCCAACCAAAGCTAAAAAGAAAAGGTATTCGCGTGACCTCGTGTAACTCATAGTGGTTGGCATAAAAATAATTTACGCTAGACTTAATTTGCTCTTCTATATCAGTACCGTTAGACCATACAAACAAATAAACTACAAAGTTATCAATTCCTGGATTTTGAATATCACCGATTGCAATTCCGTTAAGCTTTACTGTAACATTGCCAATTTGACTATAAGACACGCCAGTTGTGGCTACATAGCTTGTTGGCGGAACATTTCCAAAATTAAAAACGGTTGTATATGAAGCGCTTGAAATGTATTTTGTACCATATTGCCCACCAGTTACAATAGCGATGTAAGGCGTATCACCTG